GAGGAAAGTAGGACATAAAGTCGTTTACAAAATTAGTCCTTAACATAATGGACCTCTATAAAACTTAGGTGCTATATGCACTGACTGAGGTTTTTCCATTACATCGAATGATAATTCTTTTTGATCATTCAAGAAATCTTTCGGGTGTTTGTAACACTTCCATCCATGTTTGTGTGTAAAGCGTTCTATTTGTTGTGTCATGTGATCTACAAGATGTTGGCGTTCTTCTTGTGAACCATAGTACGGTGTGTTTTTATACCAACCTGTTTTAGGTATACGTCTTGATACATTTTCGATTGGTAACGGACACACAATTTCTATACTTGGTATTTTAAACTCAGCCACAACTTCTTGTATTTGTTTTTCATATTCTCTTAACAATACGTGTAAAGTTCTTGTTGGCATTCTTCGTCTTAAAATATGGTGACGAATATCTATGTTACCAAAATAAAATGTAATATGTTTTAAATTACTTTTACCATCATGTAAGTGTGCAATATATGGTCTTACATAATTAACTAATCTATATTGTAATGCGCCATGTAAAGTCTTTGCATCATTACGATCAATCATTGTATCTGGCATCCAAACAGAATTAGCATGACTGTCTCCAACAATTAAACTTTGTAAGCCTAATTTATGCATACGAACAACAGGCATATTTCTACATTTTTCAGTAAGTGCATTCCAATCGAAATCATTCCATTCTTTAGAACCACTTGAACATCTTGCTTTACCAAGTGCACCAAAATCTGGACAAGGTATATCTAATGACATAAATCCACTTTTTGCATCAAGAAACTTTTGAAATGGTGATGGATCTTTTGCGCCTCCAAACATATTTAAAGCACCACTCCATTCCATACCATGATACAGTAAAATCATATCATAATCTTTCCAATCGTCATTCGCGCCGATGATAGCTGAGTTTGTGAGTTTACCCCATATTCTCGGCCAACTTCCTCGATGTGAGTATTGACTTTTTGATATTGCGTAATGTATACTTGCTATTGCTTTTTTCATTTGTTTATCTCCATGTTAACAATAACAACCAACAAAAGAAAACCCTTGCTTGTCTGTAACTTCCCAAACATTTGCTTTGTCGTTGTAAGTTGCGTATTGTTCTCTAAGAACATCACATTGATCGAAACAATCCATTGTAAGATTGCGTGGTATATCAACGTATACCAAACCTTGCGGTCCAAAGAGTATTACTGTTATTTTTAATAGTGTTGTTATCATAAAATCCTTTGCGTTCTAATAGGTGTACCAATTACATCGGAAAATAATAATAATAACAATTGTCACTCATCGCACACAATACAATACAAAACATGTATATCGATGCTATGAATCCTAATGCTAATACCGTACCTCCGATTAACTCTAAAGCAAATCGTAGTTTGTATGGTATACAATTCCATAATTGTTTTATCATGTTAATTACCTCCATTTATTAGTTCAATAGATGAATCTGATGAGTCAACAATTTCATCTTCCCAACCATCATCTTCTAAACAAGAGTATGCAGAGTCTTCTGATGTAGACACAACAGTCTGGTAATCGATGATAGTTTGAGTTCGTGTGATCTTATATGTATTTAATTTATCAGTAGTGCTTGTGTTATCTTTGATAAATTTCTTACAACAATTAATGGCTGATTGTATAGCCATTTCCATACCTTTTTCATCATGCATATAATGTTCTGCATACTGGTTTTCTAAATCAGTAATAGAATCTTTAAGATCAGTGATGTTGTAATGTTTATTTGTTTTAGCCGTCATATTATAACCCCTTTCCATTAAGTTATTTATTAGTGTATCTTATTCATTTGTGTATCATTGTACATATTATTTATTATTATGATAATCAATGATTTCATTAGTTCCTTTAATACCTAGATATGCAAACACGCCGATGATAGCAAATCCGAATAATAAAAAGTATATCATATAGTCTCTCCTTTCGTGATGATTGTATAACCTAATCTTTTGATATTGTGTATTACTGCAGGCAATAGTGTCTTGTGTCCACTGATACATGCAAACAGTTGTGCTTTATTACATACAGGATATATATGTTCGTTACCGAACTTACGATCCTTACGTACTACTAATTGTTTTGTATTGTCATTTGTAACCGTCATTATACTAACCCTTTCCATTAAGTTGTTTAATGTAATCATTAGTATCATGGAGTATTCTATTGGTACACAAAAAAATTACAGCTGTGACACTTATGCACAAGTGTATCATTTATGTAACAGTGTGACATATGTATCACAATGTAATACTTTGTAACAATCCATCCAGTTTATAATGGTTATAAAGTACATATGTGTACACGTGTTCTATTCAATATATATTAATAAGTGGAAAGGTAATGAGATGGCAAGAAGACAAGAGTTATTATTACTCTATTGTTCTTTTTATAAACTAACTACAAACAAACAAAAGTACTTATTTATAAAAGACAACATGACTAATAATACATTCAAGATACACTGGTTTAATTTGTTACAATTATATAAATAAAATATAATCACAAAAAAACCAAAGTGCCCACACAAAAACATAAGAGCAAAAACAAACGAGGCGCGCGACTGTGTGTCACAATATCCAACAAAAGAGATAAATCATCTGTTGATTGTTATTGATTCATTTGATTTGTGGACCGACGCGTGACATAATCAGTGACACAGTGCCCATAAATCGCGGAGGGGGACCCTCGCGGCGATATATATCATAAGGCCTCTTAGATTTTTCTACCCAAACATCGGACTAAACATTAGGAACCTTAGTAACCTTAAGTACATTAGAACTAGGCATTGTTGTTATGTTCCCAACGTCTCCAAGTGTCCCATCGTCATTAAAGTTAACATCAGCCACAATGACATGTACGTCTTTGTCCTGTCTAATCAACCAACCAGTACTGATACATATTGTTACCTTACTGTTCATTGCGTCCTTGAGTGTCTTCCAAGAAGAATCGCTGTTGATGTCTGACCATGTTACTTGTACATAATCAGCCTTCAAGATCTGCTTAGTGACTTTTGGATATTTCATTTTGTTGCGAAGAGCTCCTATTGGGAGAGAGACCATAAGAGCCCTTCTCTAATAGAGGCTCCAATTAATCTATCTCGTTATTACTATCCATGACATACACAAGGGCCATACCGATACGTGTACCAATTTACCTGTATATAAACATATACCGGACTAGATAAAAGGCTACCACACGCGCTCTGGTGAGGCCTAACCTATCCAATTTGCGCGACGTTGAGGTCTACCTGTGGCATTCTCCATGAATCTGTCTAAATCTTTTTGTAACATTGATTCTCTATGTTCGACTCCAGCTTGATCTTGATCTACATCCATTACTGTTGTCCAATAGTTTACAGCCATACTTAAACAATCTAATAAGTCATCATGTCTCAATGACCCTTTGTCACGTGTTAATCTAGACATCTGAAAGAATAATCTATGATCTTGTTCGTGATTATTAAAATCATTACGTATTAGTTTGTCATCAACAATAAGTCTGTGTTGATTCATGACTGGTTCCAATGTATCTATAATTCTTTTCTCTTTTTGAACATTGTGTCTTACTTCTTCTATACTACAAGGATAATACTTTTGTAATACTGGTTGCAATATCTGAAGAAACATACCATCTCCAAAGTTACTCTCGACAACTATTTGATTTACATTTTGTTTTTTAGCTGCAGATACAATTCTTTTGAGTGTAACCTCATCATACCCGCCATCGAGGGCGCCGAAGTCTGTAATATATAAGCATCCGTGTAGCATTTTAACTACTGTATATGCCGTTTTGTCAGCACCACGTCCACTTGGGTCGATGGCAAGCACAGATCCTTCGAATTCCTTATATTCATCACTCACATGCATTGGAGATGTATAGTAATCTCCTTTTAAGCCTACGTTAGGAATATCGGGATCTAAACTTTTAATATTATCTTGTCCACTTGCCCATAATACTTTCACTGGAGCTTCTTTCCAACTACTAGAACCGGACAAAACTATAAGATCATTTAGCTTAAGTGGGTATCTATCCATATCAGATAGCGTTGTGTCCAACATAAACTGTAATGCAAAGCCTGAACGACCATAAGATGCTTCACGTTCTAATAAATCTGTTTCATCAAAACGTTTTGCGTCTACTGGATCGCCTGGTTTACCTTTTGCTTTTATTAATTTAGGTGCTAGTTTGTTTCCGTAACTGATTCTTTGTGTATCGTTAGGCATTCTAGCTGGCCATATACGTGTTTTAAAGCCACGTTCTTCTAAGTTATTATATAAACTAAATTCTGTTTGTGGTGTTCCTAGAAATACAATTCTACCAACTTCTGGTTTTATAATTGCATCAAATTCTTTTACAGTTTCACTTAATCTGTCTCTCATTAATTGTGTTTGACTATTATTTGCTGATTCTACGTCGTCAGCTACAATAAGATCGGCACGTGATCCTGTTAATTGTGATGTAACACCTAATGATTTAACTGAAGGAGCATGAGATGCTCTTGCAGGTCCTACATCAAAACTAATTTTAGAATGTCTTTGATCATTTCTCGGTTGCAAATGCTCTAATATTGGCATTTCACTTATAAGTC